GAGCATGAAAATAGTTATTGTAGGAGCAGGTGTTGCAGGCATCAATGCAGCAACTAAATTGGTAGATAATGGTTATCCTGGAAAAGATATTACTATTATTGATATGGGTAAAGATCCCCACAACAGACTTCCTGAAGAAGTAATGGAAGGAATGTTAGGAGCTGGAGGATGGAGTGATGGTAAATTAACTTACCACACAGCAATTGGTGGTCAATTATCAAAATACTGTGGTGAAGCAAAAGCTATGGATTTGATGGATCAAGTAATAGAAAATTTTAGACGTTTTCATCCTAAAGAAGCAGAAATTTATTTGTCTAATCCTCAAGAAGAACCTGAATTTATTAAACCATATTTCGGTTTAAGAATGTTTCCTGTGTATCATATTGGTAGTAATTATCTTCATGAAATTGCTAAAAATTGGTATACTTATTTACAAGAAAAAGGTGTAAAGTTTATTTGGGAATCTAAAGTACAAAATATTTCATTTGATAGTAATCATGTAGAATATGAAGAAATGCCTAATAAAGGTGTAGGTGGTTATATTGATTATGATGAACTTATATTTGCAGTAGGCAAATCAGGAATTGATTTTGCTCAACAATTAGCTAATCAATATCAATTACCAGATGAACCTAAATCAGTCCAGATTGGAGTTCGATTTGAAGCACCACAACATTATTTTCAAAAATTAATTGATGTAAGTTATGATTTTAAGTTATATCAAAAGTTTGATGATGTTAGTTTACGTTCATTCTGTACTAACAATAACGCTGCTTATGTTGCTGTAGAAGAAACTTATGGTGACATTACTTATAATGGTCATGCTAAAAAAGGTGAAGAATACAGAAACAACATGACTAATTTTGGTATCATTATGGAAATCAAAGGCATTGAAAATCCATTTGAGTGGAGTCGTAATGTTGTGTCTAAATTGCAACAAGATGGAACAGGATTATATTACAGTCCATCAAGAGTAGCAGGAATCACATCAGAAGGTGAAATGGTTAGCAGCTATCCAGTTGCAGAAACATCTCAAATTGAAGAAGCTATGGGTGAATATTGGAATTACATTAAAAATTTCATTGATGACATGAATAAAGTATTTGATTTTGGTGATGATTGGGGAGTTTATGTGCCTGAAGTAAAATATCTTTCACCTGAACCACTTGTTAAATATAAAAATTTGAGTCTTACTAAATATCCAAATGTTTATTTTGTAGGAGATGCATTATCAGCAAGAGGAATTACAGTAAGTGGTGCTCATGGAATATACGTTGCTGAGTCTTTACTTAAAGATAAATACCATCTAGAAGACGTATGGTATGATGGAGATTTAACACTTTTTATTTAAACTATATACAATAAGTTATGCAAACAATTAAAATGAAAACCGTTGATGGTAAAACTATTCATTACTTCAACAATGACGAACGTAGAGTACTACATAGTTGGGATGGCCCTGCAATGATCTATCCAAAAGATCAAAAACAAAAACCAGAATACTATATTTTTGGAGAACGAAAAACTAAAGAACAGTGGGAAGAAGCTAAAAGAGACTTTAATGGCATTCCACCATCAAAAGACCCACGTTACGAACAATCAATGAAATAATATGAAAATAGGTTTAACAGGTACAATGAGTGTAGGTAAAACTACATTGGTAAATGCTTTAAGAGCACATGATTTTTTTAAGAATTATGAAACTGCTACTGAACGAAGTAAATACTTAATGAGTTTAGGCATTCCTCTTAATACTGATAGTACTTTAAAAGGTCAATTTATATTTTTAGCAGAAAGAAGTACTGAATTGATATTTGATAATATTATTACAGACAGAACTGTGTGGGATGTTTGTAGTTTTACAGCTTTATCTAAAAGTATTCCTAATAGTCAAAAGTATGATTTTGAACATGCTGCTATGAATCTTAAAGATGAATATGATTTAGTAGTATATGTGAAATCTGATGGGGTAGAAATAGAGGATAACGGAGTTCGTGAAACTAATAGTAAATACAGAGATCAAATTGATTACCAAATTCAAAATCTTTTAGAAGCATATCCACCTAAAAATTTATTAGTAGTAAGTGGATCTACAGAAGAACGTGTGAAAGCTATATTTGAACATATTTATACTAAAATGTAAATATGGATAATATAGACTTTTCAAACGATTTATTTAGAAAAATGGTACAAGCTTTTAAACCTCAATCAATAAATGAGGTAGAAGACGTACAAGAAGCTGTACCTTTTAAAAAACACGCTTTTGGTGAAATGAAACTAAAAGACACAGATATCAAACTTAAAAAAGATTCTTTAGATGAAGTAGATCCTTCTTCTTTAGTAGTAGGTAAAGAATATGATTATACAGGAACTATGCCTGGAGAAAGAGGAGAAGATATTTTAAAATTAAAATATAAGGGCACAGTAAAAGATTCTAAAGGAACAACATATCATTTATTCTCAGATGATAAAGGAAGTTCAGGAGTGTTTGGAGATGAAGGTATTAAAACAAATTTTAAAACTCCTGAAGAATCTATGAGAGCTAAATTTGATATGTGGAGAACATCATTGGAAGAAGAAGATTTTGATGTTAATGATGATCTTAAGACAATGTCTGATTTAGGATTATAATATGAAAAATCCATCAAGTGTTTTGATTTTAGTTGTTATAATAGTTGTGTTATATTTTTGGTTTCATAAACCAATCCCACATTATTCTAGCGATAAAGAACAACAGTATTATAATACTATAGACAGTTTAAATAAAGAAATAGCTAAAGATAAACAAAAAATAGCTAGTTTAGACTCAGTAAAAAATGTTTTAGCTGCTCAAATTGCTAAAGATAAGAAAGATTTACAAGCCGCTGCTAAAAGAGCATCGGAATATAAAGAACAATATGAAGAAGAACGTAATCGTCTTAATGGTATGTCTAATGCTGACATTGCCAGTAAGTTCACAAAAACTTTTAAATGATACTAATGTAGTAGTACCGGTTTCTGCTTTAAGGAATGCATTAGAGGTAAAAATAGAACGAGACTATTTAAAAAAACAACTTACTATTAGTAGAGACACCATTAAAAGTCAGTCTAGTATTATTAAATCACAAGATTCTACAATAAAAGTTAGTGATATTCAAATAGCTTTATATAAGAAAAATGAAACTAGACATGATAGTGTAGTTACTAGTTATAAAGGTGTGATAACAGAAAAAGAAAATCAAATAAGTGATTTACAAACTAAATTAAGTAAATCCTATGTACTTACTGGTATAGTAGCGGCAATTAGTATATTTTTAATAGTATTGTTATGAGCGAATTAAATGACATTCCAAAACAACTTTCTATAAAAGAAGCTATTCAACAAGAACTTCTTAAATGTAAGCAAGATCCTATTTATTTTTGTAAAAAATATTACATGATTCAACACCCTACCAAAGGTAGAGTTCATTTTAATTTATATCCGTTTCAAGAAAGTGTATTAAGACTATTTTTAAAAAACAAATTTAGTTTAATAAATAAATCAAGACAATTAGGAATTAGTACATTAAGTTCATCGTATGCTTTATGGCTTATGCTTTTTAATACTGACAAAAACGTATTGTGTATTGCTACTAAAACAGAAACAGCAAAAAACATGGTAACTAAGGTAAAATTCGGATATGATAATTTACCTAGTTGGATGAAAATTAAATCTTTAGAAAATAATAAACTTAGTATACGATTATCAAATGGCAGTCAGATGAAAGCCGTATCAGCTGCTGGTGATAGTGCGCGAAGTGAAGCCGTATCTTTGTTGCTTATTGACGAGGCCGCGTTTATCGATAATATTGAAGAGGTATTCGTATCTGCCCAACAAACCTTGGCGACAGGTGGTGGGTGTATTGCTATGTCTACACCATATGGCACAGGAAACTGGTTCCACAGAACTTGGGTAAAAGCAGAAGAAGGTCAAAATAGCTTTTTGCCAATTAGATTACCATGGGACGTTCATCCTGAACGAAATCAAAGTTGGAGAGACCAACAAGATGTGGATTTAGGACCTAGAATGGCTGCTCAAGAATGTGATTGTGACTTTACAACTTCTGGTGACACAGCTATTGATCCTGCTATTTTAAACTGGTATTTAATTC